CGAAGAGAAGAAACAGAAACTCCAGGAGTGGCGAGCCAGAGTAGGACACGAAAAGGCCCAGCAGATAACAACTGAAAGCGCTAATCGTGGCACAAGGATGCACTCTCATCTTGAACACTACGTAGAGTACGGTGCCCTAAAAGAACGAGGCTCAAATCCATTTGGATGGGCTGCTCATGCCATGGCCGAGACAGTAGTTGACCAAGGACTCACTCATATGAATGAGGTTTGGGGGATTGAGGTAGGATTATTTTTTCCTCAAGTCTATGCTGGCACTACAGATGGCGTTGGGATTCACAGTGGGGACGAGGCCATCATTGATTACAAGCAAACAAACAAGCCAAAATCTAAACAATGGATTGAGGATTACTTTCTTCAGTTAGCGGCTTATGCGGAATGCCACAACGAAATGTTTGGCACTGCCATCCGCAAAGGCGTCATTATGATGTGTGTCAAGCCCGACGTTGATGCTCAGTGTAACATTATCAGTCCGCCGAAGTACCAGGAATTTATTCTCACCGGGGACGAGTTCGAAAAGTATCGTCAGGAGTGGTGGAAGCGCGTAGAGAGATACTACATGTTACGAAAAACATAAATACTCCATTACCGGAGACTCACCAGTGGCCATCACCCAAATTTCAAGAATTCAACAGCGATCAGGACTCCAAGTCGACTTACCTAGGCTTTCTACGGCCGAGTTTGGCTGGTCAACTGATTCAAGAAGATTATTTATTGGTAATGGCACTCCAGAAGAAGGCGCTCCTGTCATAGGCAATACCGAGATTCTCACTGAGTTTAGTGACATTCTCAATCTGTCAGACACATACACGTATGACGGCATCGGCGCTGGATACACCGTACAGACAGGCCCAACGATTGACGATCCAGTAACCATGACTCTCCAGCAGTGGATGGACCAGTGGGTAACTGTACGTGATTTTGGAGCAGTCGGCGATGGATTCACCGATAACACAGCAGCGATCAACCGGGCGTTGTACGAGATTTATTGTCGTGACGTGAATCCACAGGTGCGCCGGGCGATTTATTTTCCGGCTGGCGTCTATAGAGTGACGGGCACGATTCTCGTACCACCGTATGCTACACTGTACGGCGACGGCGCAGAGAATTCAATAATATTGATGACCGACGAAACCGGTGTTCCGTTTGTAATGCGTACCACTGACAGTGATCAACAATATGGCATCAATCTTGGCAGCAACGCAGCAGTGCTACCTCGTGACGTCACGCTAGCAAATCTTTGTTTATCAGCGAGAAATCCAGAAGCCAACTTGCTTCTGCTTGAATGCATTGATACTGTCAGAATTGAATCAGTGGGCTTCAATGGACCACTGACGACAAATGAGTTAGATTCAAACGTTTCTAATTCAGCAGCAATTAGGTTCAAGAGTATTCCTACACTCGTCACCAACTCGGTAACCATAAACAACAGCCACTTCAGTGGCCTAACTTATGCCGTGAATAGCAACGACGCTGTAACCGGAGTTCCAGCAGTAGTCAAAGGCGTTACTATCAATGGCTGCAAATTGAACAGTCTCTATCAAGGAGTAGTAGTCGGCAACACAAGCATAACAGGAATTGATACTGGCCCAACGGGATTCAGAATCACCAACAACGTGTTTGATTCAATTTACGCACAGGGAATCTATTTTGGAAAGGTGAGGTTGAACGCCAGCGCCTATAATATTTTTTACGACGTAGGCAATTATCTACTCGGCGAGTCCAACCCATACACACCTGTCATTGAGTTTCTTCACGGTGATAATCTTAGTATCGGCGATCTGTTTGCCAGAAGCGATGCCGCATCCGGCATAATTGATCCTGGTACATCGTATCCCAGAATCGTACAATCTTATGCGCCGTCGTTTGCTGTGGTCAATGGAGCACAAGTAAACACCGGAACGCACGTGCGTATGTCTGGCACTGTTGCCCCTCTGATTGATGGGACGTTGCTTCCCACTCCAGTAATAAACGAGAGCGGTGTTCCAGTAAGCGTGAATTCACTGGAGTACGAAACGTTCTCTATTGACTACGTGATTATACGTGGGTCAGCGTATAGAAAAGGGAGAATAACGGCTACAGCCATCGGAAACGCACCAAGTCTAGCGTGGTCCGATGACTTCGTTGAAAACGAACCATCTGGAGTCACACTGTCTTTTGAGCAGACTGGAACTGTTGTGTCGCTCGTATATACTTGCTCAATACTCAACATAAATGCTGTATTGAGTTATTCAATACAAGCGTTTGCTTATCCTGCTCCCTGACTTTTTTGATTGCCACGGTACTGACACTGTGGTATAGTTGACTGATATTTTGTGGCTTAACTGCCAAGTCGTAAATACACCACGGCGGAGTCGTATCTCGCTGTGCTAACTCACTTTTACATACTATGCAAATCACCGTAGTCAAACGAAACGGCTCACGTGAGCCCCTAATGATAGACAAATGGCAATCTCAGATCGCCAAGATATGTTCTGGAATTGCTGATGTCAGTCAATCAATGATTGAGGTCAAAAGCCAACCGCATTTCTATGATGGAATAACCACTAGAGAAATTGACGAGATTACTCTGCGGGCTATCGTGGACCTGATTGACGTGGAATCAAACCCGGACGTTGGCCACACGAACTATCAGTTCGTGGCCGGCAAGCAGCGGCTCAGCATGCTCCGGAAGGACGTGTTCGGTGAATACATGGTTCCGCACATTTATGACATCGTCAAGCGCACCGTTGAGGCGGGATTCTATACGGCCGATCTTCTTGAGTGGTACTCAGAAGAAGACTGGGACAAAATGAATTCTATGCTTGACCATAGCAAAGACGAACAGTACAGTTATGCTGCTATTGAGCAGCTGATTGAAAAGTATCTCGTTAAGAATAGATCAACGAAAGAGATATTTGAAACTCCGCAAATTCGTTACATGGTCGCGGCAGCGACCATATTCCACAACGAAGAACCTAACACCGCCAGGATGAAGTATGTCAAAGAATATTACGCCGCCGCTAGTGATGGATTATTTACTCTTGCTACTCCTGTATTGGCTGGGCTGGGTACTCCTACCAAGCAGTTTAGTTCCTGTGTTCTTATACGAGCTGATGACGATCTGGATAGCATTTTTGCTAGCGGAGAAATGATGGCAAAATATGCCAGCAAGCGCGCTGGTATAGGATTAGAGGTGGGAAGACTGCGTTCGCTGGGATCGCCCATTCGTGGCGGAGAGATTCTGCACACTGGGCTTTTGCCATTTTTGAAGAAGTTTTACGGTGACTTGCGTTCATGCAGTCAAGGCGGAATTCGCAACGCTTCCTGTACGGTATATTACCCGTTGTGGCATTTGCAGTTTGAAGATCTCATTGTTCTAAAGAACAACCAAGGCACCGACGAGACCAGAGTTCGGCATTTAGACTACGGCGTGGTGTTATCGGCGTTTTTTTGGAGACGATTCAAGAATCAAGAAAACATTACGTTCTTTGATCCGAACGATGTTCCTGATTTATATGAGGCATTCTACCGGGACGCTGCTCTGTTTGAATCATTGTATGTGCGATATGAAAAACGCAAAGATATCCGCAAAAAAACTATGTCTGCTGAAGAAGTGTTCAAAAGTGGCATCCTCAAGGAGAGAACTGACACTGGGCGAATCTACATTCTCAATATAGACAACGTAGCAAACCAAGGTCCGTTTGATCCTGAAGTTCACCCCATCTATCAATCCAACTTATGTGCAGAAATTGTCTTGCCCACTAAGTCATTCAAACGGGTAGATGACGATAGTGGGCGAATTGCGCTATGTACGCTATCGTCAATCAACTGGGGTGCTTTCCGTCATCCTGAGGATATGCGCCGGGCCTGCCGGATCGTGCTCAGAGCATTGAACAACATTCTGGATTACCAAGATTTTCTCAGCATTCAAAGTAAATTGAGCAACGAAGAAATTAGGCCAATTGGAGTCGGTGTTACTAACCTAGCATACTGGCATGCCAAGCGTAACCTGAAGTATGGATCACAAGAGGCCCTCGACGAAGTAAAGTTGTTCATGGAACACCAAGCGTATTATTTGACTGAGTGCACCATTGAGTTAGCAAAAGAGCGCGGTGCCTGTGACCACAGTGACGCGACGCGCTATGGCCGAGGAGTGTTCCCATGGGAACTGAGGGCCAACGGAGTCAATGAACTCGTAGATTTTACACCTGAGTTGGATTGGGAGTTGCTTAGAACCGAAATAAAGCAACATGGAGTGAGAAATGCAACGTTGATGGCAATCGCCCCTGTGGAGAGTTCAAGCGTTGCAATCAATTCAACCAATGGCATTGAAATGCCTATGAGTCTCGTGAGTGTCAAGGAAAGTAAAGGTGGATCACTAACCCAGGTGGTACCCGAATACCACAGACTCAAGAACAAGTACCAATTGCTGTGGGATCAGCCTGACTGCGTCGGATATCTCAAGACTGCTGCTGTGCTAGCGGCGTACGTGGACCAGAGTATCTCAACGAACACATTTTACTCAGCCAAGCATTTTCCTGACAAAAAAATTCCTGCTACACTGATAGCCATGAACTTGATGCTGGCACACCACTGGGGTATCAAGAGTTTATATTACAGTCTGTTAGATAAGTCAGGGTTCAAAGAGGACACGGAACTACCCGAGGACGACGATTCCGATTGCTCGGCGTGTAAACTATGATGCCTGGTCGTTACGCCAAAGATCTAATAACCAATGCAGATGGCATTGTCATATTAGCCGGAGCAGGGATGAGCGTTGACTCGGGCATTCCGGATTTCCGTGGGAAGGATGGCATCTGGACAAGCGAACAAAGCAACTTCATGAAGTTTGCTACAGCGGATGCGTTTGACACAGACCCACTGAATGCTTGGAATTTTTACATAACTCGTCTTCTGTGCTACAGCGAAGCGACGCCACACGAGGGCTACTACAGTCTTCTCAAATTACAAGAGATGGGAAAAGACATTTATGTAGTGACGTCTAACGTGGATGGCCAGTTTCTGAAAGCCGGATACGATGCTGACAAGATATTTGAAATTCACGGTGATCTGCGTAACGTTCAATGTACCAAGCAATGTAGTCGTGACGACTGGCCAATGCCATCATTTACAGGGCCACTGAGCAATGCCAGTGAGGTACCCAAGTGCCCCAAGTGTGGCCACAACTTACGACCCAAAGTGCTGATGTTCAACGATCCATATTTCTGCTTCAATCGCGTAGATCAGCAGCAGGCAGCGTATTCGCGGTGGGCCTCAAACAAAAATCAAATAGTGGGCATTGAAATAGGTGCCGGAAAAACCGTTCCGTCAATACGGTGGTTTGGCACAGAACGAACTCATCACCTAATCAGAATCAACCCCTATGAGCCAGATATATCTCGGCCACAGGACATCTCCATGGGGCTGAATGCTACCGATGGCATTGAACTCCTCATTGAACTTCTAACGGACTAACCATGAGCACTGCACAATACAACCTAAAAACAAAAACAGATTACTTGAGTCGTCAAATGTTCTTAGACCCAGAAGGGCCTGTTACTATTCAGAGATTTGAGGAGCATCGGTATCCTAAGATCAACAAGTTTGAAGTAACACAGAGAGGCTTCTTTTGGGTCCCTGAAGAGATCAATTTGACCAAAGACGCTGCTGACTTCAAGGAAGCCAGTGATGCCGTAAAGCATATTTTTACAAGCAATCTACTACGACAGACTGCGCTAGACAGCATTCAAGGACGAGCTCCAAGTCAAATTTTTACACCAGTGTCGTCAGTACCAGAACTTGAGGCACTGGTTTCTATCTGGTCATCGTTTGAAACGAACATCCACAGTCGTTCGTACTCTCACATCATACGAAACATATACAACGTTCCCAAGGATGTGTTCAATACCATTCACGATACCAAAGAGATCATTGAAATGGCGTCAAGTATCGGAAAGTACTACGAACGATTACACCTTTTGAATTGCAAAAAAGACCTGGGCGAACCAGTACTGGAATCCGAACACATCAAGGCAATCTGGTTGGCGCTACACGCGAGTTATGCTCTTGAAGCACTGAGATTCATGGTGTCGTTCGCAACCAGCCTGGCAATGGTGGAGAACAAAATGTTCATGGGGAACGGTGCAATCATATCGTTGATACTCCAGGATGAACTGCTGCACAGGGACTGGACGGCGTATATGATCAACCAGGTTGTCAAAGATGATCGCCGATTTGCTGCTGTTCGGGAAGAGTGCCACGACGAGGTGTATAAAATGTATGCAGACGTTATCCGTGAGGAGAAAGATTGGGCTGAGTATCTATTTCAGAAGGGGCCTGTGATAGGCCTAAATACAGCCATTCTCAACGACTTCATGGATTATACATCATACAATGCACTAAAAGACGTGGGCATCAAATACCTGGTACCAACTCCAAAGACCACTCCGATTCCGTGGTTCCGGAAGCACAGTAACCCCTCGTCTAAACAGACTGCGCTCCAGGAACAAGAAAGCGTGAATTACATTGTCGGTGCCATGAGTGCTGAGATTGATTATGGCGAACTTCCAACATTATAGACAAGAGGCACAATGAAAGCTATTATATGGTCAAAAGACATATGTCCGTACTGCATCCAAGCAAAAAAGTTACTTGAGTTCAAGGGCATTGAATACGAAGAAAGGAAAATAGGCGCAGGATTTACAAAAGAAGAATTACTTGAGGAAATTCCAATGGCACGCAGCGTGCCTCAAATCATCATCGATGATGAATACGTTGGCGGATACACCGAACTAAAGAAACACCTAGGAGCATAATGTGAAAATCAATTTTGAAGACGTATTTGTAATCAAGACCGGTTATGGCGAAGAAGTCATCGCTAAGATTGCAAATGAAGACGAGGAATACTATTCGCTGGTCAAGCCACAAGTCGTCGTTGCTAGTCCTCAGGGTATTCAGATGATACCTGGAATGTTCACTGCTGATCCTGATTCCGAAGTGATTATGAAAAAGGCGTACTGTGCAATGATTTCGTTAGCGCGCCGCGAAGTTGCCGATGGGTATCTGGAGGCCGTAACTGGCATTAGGCCGGTGTCATCTAAAATTCTAATGGGATAGCGACATGATTCCAATGCCGGTTCAGCGGATGGGGGACAGCAATGCTGAAGGTGGAATCATCATGGCGGGGATTCCTACTGTTCTCGTTGAAGGTCGCCCAATAGCTACGATGGGGATGCCAGTGGCACCTCACGGATACAATCATTATGGTGCTGTCACTACTGCTAGTCAGTTTGGTGTTTTCTGTATGGGAATGCCAGTCACGAGAATGGCTGATTTAGACAGTTGTGGTGATCCACGAATCGGCGGAGCTCTTACTGTGTTTGTTGGACAGAGCGTGCCTGCCACGACGGCGGTCACTGGGACGGGTCTACTTTGATATTTGGCTTACTGTGAAACTAACGCCTCTTCAAATAAACGCCGCCTCGGGGCTATTAGACAACAAGGGCCTCTGTGCTAACACTCAGCAGAAGTCGGGGCAAGAAATTTATCTGAGTAGCCCTCTGATCAAGCCACTGATTGAGACCATTGAGATAGGAAGCAACAACGGATCATTAGCAACCAGTACGATCACCTCGTTATCGTCGCTTTCTCCAGTGTGTCCTGCACTGAGTAACTCTGGTGGCAACGTAGCGGTGATAGCAGCGTCGGGTCCAAATCTGTACTCCACGTTAGGCGTCACGTCTCTAAATGGAAAAATGATATCAAATGTCATTCGTGCAGGGACGACCGTAAATTGTGGTGATGCGTCGTGTTCGGTGAATATGTGCCAGTATCAGACACCGTCAGGAGATTTTACGAATCTTGTTGACCCGAACACAGCAACCAGATACACTAGTTTTGATGTGCTCAGTTGTTACAAAACCACCACTTCCAAGACTGAGAACGGCGTGTTTTATCCATTCTTGATGGCAGACTTCGTTGAATACCCCAAGGATGGAAATGTAGCAAATGTCCCATGGCTTGGTAAATGCTGGGCACAAGATAAAGATTATGATAAATTTGAGGGGAAATTACACAATTTATACCTAGGCGCTGGTGGCACACAAGACCCAGATACCACCGACAAAAGTAAGTTATCTTATGATTATACTATTTTTGTACAAGCGTATAATCTGATTCAAGGCTACATTCAGCAAGCGAACCAGTTCATTGATGCAGCAAACATCGGCCAAGACTATCTGAGTACGACATTCAACGGCATGTCTGATTTGATCTCTGGGTCAATATCGTCAATAAATCCCAACATAAAAGGGTTCTCTACTGACTTACGGAACCTCGGAAAACTAATCAACATGGATGACCTTGAGTCACTCGGTAGTCCGCTGGCACTGGTTCGTCAAATCATCAACGTTGCTGGGTATCTGCCGGTACTGTCTCTGTCGTTTCTGACCGTTGGTATTCCACAGCACACCGTAGGAACCATAGGCTCACCGTCAGCAAACGTATCAGACGAGACGCAACGGTTGATGTACGACGGCCTGAAGCTAATAACTGGTGATGCTCTGTCGCAAGTGCTGAAAGTGTTACAAGTAAAAACAGAAAACCTTTCATCGGCTGCTGACCTACTAGATCCAGCAAAAATATTCCCTAACAGTTACAGCACGCTAAAGGTGCCCACTGCGGATGGCTACGTTTCGGTGT